AGGAGAGCAGTAAAAGGATGATAAAGTAAACAAAAGCGAGGGATAAAGGAAAGTGCAGGAAAGCTAAGAAGACACGCTGCTGAAGAGATCAGGGAATAGGCCGCGTAAGGCGACAGGGAGAGAGGCACGGAATAGGTCAGGGTCCATGTGCACGCTCGCAGACCGGGCGACATCCATTGCCTCTGGAGTGTCATGATTGGCATGCTGTAGCAAACCGAGATAGTTGAGCCACTTGTTCTGGGCGGATGGGTCTCGACTCTCCAATATCATGGTTCGGTAATGTATGCCGCGTGCCGAGTACTCCGGAATGCTGCCGCCAAGTTCAAACCCACTGAACTCACCCCGGTGACCATTGAGATTCTTAAACTCCCAGGGGGAGTCAGGAAAGTAATCGGAGTCGCAGTAGCGATCAATGGCCTCATCATCGCCATTGATGGCCACGGTGTCAGCACTCGTAACGTGGTTAATGAGAGAAGCGACGACGGCACGGCGAACGCTGTTGAGAGGCCATGTGTAGCGGTCACCGGAATTCTGCATCGTGGCCATGGTACCGTGCCGACTGCGGGAGCTCAAGCGGCGCTCAACATACGCCTGCACATAGTCCTCGGGAAAGCCGGAGCGGCGCATCACATGAGCGTCGAAATTTAACACTCCGCCGTCACAACCGACGTCCCAGCGAGTGACGTCGGAGGTGTGGACGCCATTGTTGACGCGCCAACGCTTCTGATAAGCAGCAATGAACTGATCGGGGTTCATGCGCCGATAAAACAAAAAATTATCGGGGAATGCAGAGATGATCTCGTCCTCTAGGAAAAGGGCAAAAGGCGCGTCAGCAAGGGTGTGCATGATGTCATACTCGTGAATGAGTTGTCCGGGAATGGCTTCCACTTTGTTGCGCTTTTCATCCTTTTTGATGACCTGATTCTTTAGACTGATGATGATGTCGGCAGCAGTGCGTGATGGGTCATGAGCGCGGAGCTTGGCAATGACCGCGGAGTGACTGCGCTTTGATGCATACTCATTCACAGCACGCTCACAGTATTGCTCAAACTTGGCTGCTGTCCACTGAGGGGGACTGGGAACCAACTTGTCATACTCATCACAGAGGTCGCGCCGTGGGCACATCCTCATCCTATCTGCATTGGCGACTGCAGACTGCGGGGTCAAACGTTTTGAAACCG